GGGGGTGAGCGAGTGGGTGACGGGTTCAGAACGTGGCGGCGGCCACGCGCTGGCGGGCGGTGAAAACGAAGGTGGCGCAGACGGTGTTTTCGCCATCGGCGTCGAAGTCATAGGACACAGACTGCGGCTGCAGGGCGATGACGGCGCCGCCCAGCGTGGGGTCGGCCATCAGCTTGGCGTAGACGGTGGACACCAGGGCGTCCACCGCCACGTCAGGCGCCTGGCCGGCAGTGGCGCGGGCGTAGCACTCCACGCCGATGCGCGTGTCCCACGTGATGGGCTGGCTGCTGAGCACCGAGGCCTCGAGCACCTGGCTGTCCACCGGGCGCACCACCACGGCGGTGCTGGTGCTGGACGACACCGGGCGCAGCCGCACGCGGCCGACGTTGGCCACCGCAGGCGCGGTGCCCAGGGCAGCCACGACGGCGGTGATGGCGGTGTTGACGATGCTCATGCGCGCTCCAGCATCAACACGCTGACGCCCGTGCCGTCAGGCTCGTGCGCCGCCACCGTGTAGGCCACGGCGTTGACGCTCACGGCCTGGCCCACAGGGTCAGCCGTTACGTCAGCGGTGCGCAGGCGCAGCGTGGGCTGCGTGCCGGCCATGCCGATGCCGACCGAGCCCAGGGCGAAGCCGTTGTCGAAGATCCCGCGCACGGCTGCGCCGTTCACGGTGCAGGCCACCGCGAAGTCAGCGAAGAAGGGCGCGAGGTCTTCGGTCATGGCTGGGCCTGGGCTGGGCTTGTCGTCTGGCCTTTAGGCTCAGACGGTCAGCGCGTCCACCATCGTGGCGAAGCTCACCACGTTGCGGAGTTGCACGTCCACGTCTTGCAGGGCCACGACGCGCACGGTGCCGGCGGTGCTGCCGGTGTACGGGTCCACCATCAGGTCCAGGCTGCCCCACATGCCGATCACCAGGTCAGCGAAGTTGCCGAACACGATGGCCGAGCAGGTGGAGCCCGAGGTGCCCTTGACCAGGTTGGACGGCACGGCGTTGGTGACGGCGGTGCGGTAGCCGTTCATCGGCGTGTCACCGTCATCCCACACGAAGCCGTTCTGGCCCGACACCTTGCTGGTGGTCTTGAGCTTGCCGCGCACGCGGGCGTTGGTCAGGTAGCCCAGGGTGCCCACATCGGCGTTGGCAACGGCGACGTCGGATTCCAGCGCCACGATGTTGGCCCAGGTGGGCGCTGCACCGTTGGTGCCGCCGATGACGGAGGCCGTCACGCGGGTGAGGATGCCGCTAGGCTGGTTGCTGGCGCCGCTGCCGTTGATGGCGGCTTGCTGAATGGCCTGGCCCAGGATGGTGGCCAGGTCGTTCTGCACCATGGCTTCCACGTCGATGCTGGATTGCAGCAGCAGGCGGCGGCTGATGTCGGTGAAGGCGCCCACCGTCTTCGGGCTCATGGTCACCTGGGCGATGGTCTGGTCGCTCTCGGTGGGGGCGGTGTTCTCAGCCACCCAGTAGGCAGTGCCGGTGCCGCTCAGGCGCGGGATGGCGATGTTGCCCACCAGGCCCGTCAGCATGCGCGTGCCCATGCGGTCAATGACCATCGCGTTGCGCAGCGCGTCGATGAAGCTGCCGCCCAGCAGCTCGGTGGCCACCAGGTTGCCGCCGGCCGTGGCCGTGGTGACGTTCAGGTCACGGCGCTGGACTTCGGTGGGCACCATGAAGCCGCGGGCCTGCTTGCCCAGCTTGGCGGAGGTCGCTTCGGAGCACTCGCGCTCGAAGGCTGCAGCGCGCTGCGCGGCGGCGTCGCCCGGGTTGGCCAGGGCGTTGATGGCGCGCATCATCGAGTAGCGCTTGGTTTCGCGCTTGTCCAGGCCGATGTCGGCCGTGGGCATGGGCTTGCTGGAGAGCTTGGCGATGGCCTCAGCCTGGAACTGCTCAGTGGTCAGGCCGCGCTGAATGGCGTCCAGCGCCATGTCGGCGCCGCCGGGCAGGCCCTTGGCGATCTTGGAGATTTCGGCGGCGTGGTTGCGCTCGGCCACGGGGGTGGTGACATCAGACATGATGTGGTCCTTCGAGGGTTGGGGTTCGGGTTCAGTCGCTGCCGCTCTGGCTGCGGGGCCTGCGGCGGCCGGGAGGTCTTGTGCATCGGTGCCTGCATCCAGGCTGCGGCCGATGCCGACCGTGGGGTCTGCTGGCACGGACACCAGCGACACCTCGAAGGGCTCCCAGTCGGTGACGCGGTAGGTTTCCACACCTTCCTTTGTCTCGACCAGTTGCGCCTTGTGGATCATGTAGCCGACGCTGACGTTTCGGCGGATGCCGTCGCGGACGTCTGACCACACTTCCTCTGCGCGTGCGCTTTTTCCGAAGCGCACGGTGGCACGGGCTACACGGTCCGCACCCACCTCGACAGATTCGATGACGCCGACCACATCACGGGTGTCGTGATCGACGAGAAGATTGGCCCCGCTGCGCAGGCGCCCCTGGCGCATGGCGGTGGGGTTGATGTCCAGGATCTCGATGCCCCAGTAGCGCTCATACGGCGTTTCGCTGGCGAAGGCCAGCGTGGCGGTGCGCGCTTCCTCGTTGATGGCGGCACGCTCTACCTGCAGGGCGCGCTCGGTGCGGCCCTTGGGCAGGGCGCGCTGGAGATTGGCTGGCAACTTGCTCATGCGCTGCATGGTGCGGCGCCTGGTGTCAAGTGCGTAAGGCAAGCGGCTTGACAGCGCGCAACTTCAGCGCCCCAGGAAGATCAGGTCTTCTTGCCGCCTGCGGCGCGGCCGGCGCGGGGTGATGGGGATGAAGGGGACATCACGCCAGGGGCGGTCGCTCCAGTAGCTGGGGCGGGCAGGCGCGGGCGCAGGCGCCTGGCCGTCCGTGAGCAGCCCGGTGGCGCTGAAGCTGATGTGCGCCGAGCCGACCATGACGCCGGGCACGACAGGCGTGCCGGCCTGGCCGAAGTAGTCGCCAAAGTATTGGCCAGCGTATTGGCCCTGGGCGCTCACGACGGGTCAACGGATGTGACGGTGCGCGCGCCCGAGCTGTAGGTGGCTTCCACCCGGTCCACGGTGCCGTCTTGGCTCTTGAACACCATGCTGGAGCCTTCCAGGCCGGTGGCGTCACCCGCGTTGACGGCCAGCAGGATGCGCAGCACGTCGCGCAGCGTCAGACCGCCCTCGACGGTGCCCAGCAGCGGGTCAGCCGCGGCGCCTGCGCTGTTCAGCAGCTCGCCCATGGAGCCGGGCGTGTTGTAGGCGCTGGCCAGGGCTTCCCACACCGCCGCTGACAGGGACTGCGGGCTCAGCTCGGTGAACGGCGTGATGTCGCCCGACAGATTGCCCGTGGCCCTGACCGTGGCGCTGTTTGAAAACTGCACCAGCGCGGCGCCCACGGCGTCGACGATGGCGCCGAGCGTGGCGTTGTTCACCGTAAACGAGAAGGACGTGCTGCCCGCGGCCGACAGGGCGCCGGCCAGGTTGGCGGCTAGGTCGAACGTGATGGAAGCGTTGCCAACTGCCGAGACGATGAGCTGGCCATCGGCCGGGTTGACGGTGATCGTGACCGCCGCATCGCCGCTGATGTTGACGCCCGCCGCGAGGTTCAGCGCGCCCGGCGTGACCGTCACCACGCACTGCGTAAATGACGACATCGCCCCCGGCTTGTACGGCAGCACCCACGACGATGGGGCCAAGTGCCCGGAGGGGACGCCTGCCAGCTTGGACGGGATGCCCTCGCCCACGGACTGGTTCATCCGGTCGCCACGCCCCCACATGGAACGGAACGTCCCAGGCGAGCCGCCAATCTGGCGCAACGGAAGCTGCGCCAGGAGCGTGGTGTTTGTCTTGAGAGCCATGAGCCCGATCTCAGCCCCAGCCGACCTCGACCGCGCCGTAGAGGTTGGCGGCCGCCGCCGTGGCCGCACCCGCGAAGTAGAGCCACGTGAGGCAGGCGCCGTCCATCACCCGAGGAAGGCTCGGCAGTTGGTTGAGCAGATCCCGCTCAGCAGCGACGGATGCGGTAGTCAGTGGCAGCGTCAACAACGGGCGGGCAAGGCACAGCGCCCCGGTGCCGGTGTTGGCGGCAGAGAACGTGACCGTTGCGACGGTGGACACGCCCGTGTCTCCCGAGGCCAAAGGCAAAAAGGGGCCGTAGTTGTTTGACGCAGCACCGGAGTGCGAAATGTGCCCCACGATGGACGAGGCTGTCATGGCAACCGTGACCGGAAGCGCCCTGCCCGAGGTGGGCGTGGTGTTGGAGTAGGAAAGCGCGATGTTCTGCGCTGTTGCGCCAGACGCAGCCGTCTGCACCCAGAACAACCTGCATCCTGCGCCGTTGGTGTAGCGCAAGCTGGGCGTGCCCGTGAGGGTTTGTGCCGTGGCCGAGTTGTTCGTGATACCGGGCCAGTAGCCCTGCAAGTCCACCAGCATCAACTGCGCCGGGACACCCGTGGCCACGCCAGTGAGTGCATTGACGTTCAAAACGTGTTTCGTGTCAGGCGAGACATTCCCGCCATGCGGCAGGCCGAAGATTTGCGTGCCGTTGCCAGTCAATTCGTCGCAGGTTCTCCACGCCAGTGCAGTGCCCGCAAAGGCATTTGCTACGGGAGTACCGGCCAGTCCGCTGAAGTCATACCAACGGGCGGCGGTGTAAGTAGTGCCGCCCGTGATCTTGTTCCAGTCGGTGCGGTTGAACTTGCCGCTCGTGATTTCGTTGACCAGATCGTCCATTGAAGAAAATGGCATGGTGATTCCTTAGGTCCAGATGAATTGCGCCTGCCCGATGATCGGCCCCAAAGCGCCGGTGTTGGTGGACAGGTTGTAGATGTAGTTGAGGTATGCACCTTCGTAGATGCGTGGCAACGCAGCCTGTTCACGCAAGAAGTTTTTTTCAACCGTAGAAGCAAGCTCGTTCAGTGCTAGGTTGAAGAGTGGCTTGACCAGCACCAGCACGGCGAAAGCGCCTATACCTCCCGCGAGTTGAACTGACTGCACAGACCGCACGCCCCGGTCACCATTCGCTAACGGTACAAACGGGCCCATAGCATTTACACCGCCTGGGTGTCCTGAGCCGTTCACACCGATAGAGCCCGAGACGCGAATCTGAGAAACAGTGGTTTTGGCAACACCGTCTTGGTTGGTGTAGTTCACCGTTATTGAGTTGCCAGCCCCACTGCCCGGCGTTTGGCTGAAGAAAGCCATGCGCACGCCTTCGCCATCCGTGTAACGTGGCAACGACACCGGGTTTTCCAGAATCTGCTCATCCACG